GGATTAACCCGCCACCCTACCATGAAGTAGCGCTCTTAGTTTATCTTTGGATTGTATAATTCGAAGAATGCCTTCAGTACCATTGATGATCTAAACATTTGCGAAAGCACTTGTCGATCACCAAAGTATGCTGATGTGTTAACACTAGGGAAGTATTCTATCGGTAAGGGTGGTGGTTCATCACCCTCCTGGCCTTGTTCCAGATCTGATATATATTGTTCTAAATCATAGAAACAATCTTGAGAGATATGTTCTAGATCGTTCAATGTATACATCAATGGATGCATTACTCTACCTTGAGCCAATAACTGTGGAGAAACAGTTATACCTCCCTTTGCAAATAGTTCTTGTAATGATTTATTATTACTTAAAACTTCTTGCATTGCCTCCATTTTATCTTTTAATGACTGTAGTCTTAACTTAGCTACTTGTAGCTTAATTAATTCTACTGACGGTTCTTCCGCGAGTTCTTTATGTTCTCAACCACCCTGTAAAGGCAGTTGACCATTTGAAAACTCTCATATTAAGATATTTAGGAGTTGGTTACCTTTTGTTGAAAGGTACCCGGGATTACTAAAATTCTCTAACTTTATTTCTCAATTTCTAAGTTTACTTACTCTTAAAAGAGAAACAAACATGTGAATGCTTGTTCCTGCTGATTTGATTAAGTTTCAAGAAAGGCCAGAAATTTCCTCGTGATTATAGAATAGCCTTTTGGCAAATTCTACTCTCACATTGGATTAGTCCGAGATTATACTTTTGGTATGATTAATTTTAACATTAATCTTTTCCATTAGTGATCTATAAACGTCTGATACCTTCTTATCTCAGATTACAACATCATCACCTAATACTGCATAAGACCTAAAGGAATTTATTCCAATTGTTTTAGCACAGTATTCGATGAATGCATGGTGAGTCAACGAAAAGACAGCTCAGGAACTGTAAAGTCCCAAAGGTTGCCCTGTCGCTCATCTCACTATGGTATTTGTTGGTTTGTATAAGAATTGTCTATCTGAAATCAGTGTTTGTCAAGCTCCAGACGTAGTTGGGTTATACAACCTATCCATTAACTCTTTCTGTAAAGAAATTGGAAATGTATCAGTTGCGTTACTTAAGTCGAATGAATGACTTTCGTTACCTGCCTCGATTCTAATCCTTTCGGATTGTTTATCTTGGTTATAGGTTCCATCAGTCTTCATCGTTCTTAGTATCGACATAACTTCATTATGAATGGGCTTTAAAACTAACTGACTTCAGTAGTCACCAATTGCTATGATTCGGGATTTACCACCAGACTGAGGTAGGACCGCGATCTTAGATAATATAAATTCTTTATGAGGTTGTACTAATTTAGCA